TACTATCACTCTTACTATCACTATAGGTATTTTTGGTATCGTTTGGTATACCAGTTTTACCAGTGGTATTTTTGGTATTCCACCTTCGGGCTATATTCTGCTTGTTGCGAGAGCATATAGCTTGATATTTTTCGTCGTCTCTTTTGAACTGATTTATAAAAGGTGCAACAGCAATTTTGGTTAATTGATCAACATTACTTAATTTACCTGTTTTTTGATACTCAAAAATAGCTTTAAACACTTTACCAGCTTGCTTGTCATCTAGTTGATCAAGGATTTCTAAACTGTCTTTATGAAGTATGAAGCTTTTATTGCTTGAATTTGTCATGATTGTTTACCTTATTACTTGCTAATACTTGATTTTTAATATCATTTGTATAAAATGAAAACTGCCTTTTAACTGCATCAATAACTATTTCAGCAGTATTAATTTCTTGTAGTTTTGTGATAATTTTGGCGGTATGCCTATTGTGAAGTTTATTAATTTCTTGTTCCATACTTACACTTGATTATTTTACTTTCTTTTAGTTTATTTTAGTCTTCTTATTAGTCAAGGGTTTTGCTGCAATTTAGAGAGTTAAATGAAAAAGACTTGTAACTTTCTCCAATCATCGCAACCGTCAAAGACTTAGACCCTAAGCAAGTCTTTTTTCATTAAGCTACAAGCCAACTGTTTATCACCTCATAATCCCTAGATCACGTTCAAGCTCTATAACAGGGGATGTTATAAGAAATCCTTCTTCTATCTTTTCTAATGTAGCTTTGTTCCCACTAGGAAATAGAAAATCTATTTTAGATTCTATGTTAAGAATATACCCTAACGGTACTAATCCACTGATATGCAAACTATCCTGCACCTCGTTTCTATAAAATGAGGCGTGACACAGCCCATCCGCAATATGACAAGCAGTCACCACGCCTTTATTTTTAGATTCAGTAGGATCAAAGTTCATCATATCATATAAATTGTTATAAACAATAATATATTTTTGCTGATTTTCATCAAAATAAATATTTCTCATTTTATCGAATCCGACTAGTCTAGTTTCTGATTCATTAGGCATTAAAAGGCTATAATTTTCGGACTCATCAAAAATTATTTTTGCATCACATCCTTTTGAAAGAAAAAATATGTTTTCAAACCTCGTATCATTACTAATATATTTAGCTATTGATAAAAAACCGTGTCCACAAACATCAATTAACTGACCGCCCCTATAAAACTCTACATCATAAGTAGTTAATGACAAAGGGGCTATAAATCCTATTTCTGGCATGCCAGAATTGACTGATATTTCTTTCTTTAAATCAGCGTCAATTTGAAGAATGTTTTTTAACTCGATAACCCCAAATTCAAAACCATTGTCGCCCCCTACCTTGTATTGCCTCATTTGGTTTAAAAAATGTTTAGTGGCATGCTTCATATTCTACCTTAGTTTAGTTAATAAAATATATTTTTTCGCCATTTTGCAAAACAATATATGCGCTTGCTCTTTCTAAGAAAATTAGCATTAACTTATATATTTCCCTTTTCTCTTTCTTATCTTGAATGTGATTATATACGCTGCAATGTCCTGCAAAATGAGCTAGTGCGCAGCAATCATCAAAAATAGTATCTGGAAATTTAACACCAAAATCTTCAATTGAATTTATATTAACTTTACGAGTTGCAGCGTATTCTTTGATAAAAGGTAGTAATACTCTTTTTGAGCATATTATTTGTTCTTTATTCATAATTTATTTATACTTTACATTGATAATATCCACCACCCCAATCACAATTCTCATCAGCGTTTGCGATTGAGAACAGGATTAAATATATTAGAGTTATTGATAGTGTGATGAATAGGATTGACCAAATTTTTTGATTCATGTTATTTGTTCTTAGTTGTTAATTATTTGATAAATCTCACTTAAATACTGATAAACCCTTCGGATTGGCGCAAGGTCAGGATGCTCAATCCACATTATTTCCCTTTGAGTTTTTAAATAAATAGGAAAATAATATTTACGTTGTTTAAAAAATGTACCTCGATGTAATATTGATTTGATCTCTCCAATATGGTTAATGTCATCACCTTCAATATTTCTATAAAAACCAAAAGGCTCCAAGTCAATCACCTCCGGTATATTTCTAAGTTCGTGAATTTCTGTTATATTCATAATTAAAGTTGCGTTAGTATTAAAAACATTGGCAAGAGTATTAAAAGTAATTCGATAAATGAATTAACTTCATTCGGTTTTACTATAATTATTTTTTTCATAATTTCCTCACTATTTGTTAAAATAAGTGGCGTAACAAAATTTTAACATCTAACAAACAATATGTCAAACGTTTATTTTACTTTTCTTAATATTAACTATAATTAAGTAAAACAAAGACTTGACATTTTAATATAAAAGTTGTAAGTTTTTAGTTTAAATTAATTATTTAACAAGCAATGAGCGCTAAGGAAAGAAAAAGAATAAGAGACGAAAAAAGAAGATTTCGACAAAAGACAGTTAAAAACTGGTGGAGGTCGTGGAATCGGGAAAAGTAACTTTATTGGACGTGATGAGGGGTACTGAATTTACAAGACAGACTATTAGTAATGCAAGACATGGTTATAATTTGCCGAAATTTGAGACATGTTTAAAAATTAATGAGTTTTTACAAACAAACAAATGAATAAAAGAAGAAAGTTGATAATTAAGTTTAGGATTTGGTTAAGGAAAGTGGAAAAAATTTTATTTGAAATAATATGAAAAGAGCGGAGAATTACAAAGATAATCACTGTTAATTAATAAAAAAATACTTACATAAAATGAACGATATTCAAGAACAAAGAGCTATTGCAGTAACTAAACTGGAAGTAAAATTAAGAAAGTTTTTAGAAGAAAAAAAACTAATGATTTTAGCTGATAGGTCAGTTAGGAGGGAGATAGAAAACGTAAGAAAAAAGTATTTATTAAATCAAGATGTTATTGACATGTTTGCACAAGTTGATATGACAACGGAATTGACTAATTTGATTAAGAGTTATAATAATGTTTTAGATACAAAATATCATTGAATTATCAAATAGTATTTTATAAACTGATTGTTGAAAATGGATTTAAAATATGAATAGTATACAATAAACTATGAATAGTCGTAGAATATATAGGAAAAAGATTAGTTGTGCTGATGATTTGTTCGAATGGGCAACGGCTTATTTTAATGACTGTGATTCAAAATTAAAGATATATGATAGTGATGATGGCAAAGGTGCTAGGGTTTATGTAGAACCGAAAACAAAAGTAGGTTTAGCAGCGTTTTTAGGAATTGCAAGAACTACTTTAGATAAATATCAAGGTTATGAGGGTTATGAGGAAGTAATGGAGTGGATTTACAGTCAAATTGAAAGTGATTTAGTTGTAAATGGCTTGAAAGGTAATTGTAATAATAAGATGACTGAGGTTATTTTAAAGAATCATCATGATTATGAAGATAAAAAGCAAATAGATACTAGGAATTTAACACAAGAAAGTTACGAGAACTATTTAATAGAATTAAAAGAGGCTAGAAAGCTTGGGAGTATAGAAAATAAGGTAATAGAAGGGAATTGATGGAGTGTGGGAGTGTAGCATCCCTGCTGCCTATGCGGGAAAGTCAAGCACTTTTTTTATAATAGTCAAGTTTTTAGTGAAAATAAATTAGTTTGGTATAGGTCAATCTATGCTAAAGTATATAATAAATATAAATTATAGTACGTATATGCAATACCAAGGTATTAAAACTATTATCACAGGGAAGGGTAAAAAAGATGACAATCCTTTTTTAGCACAAGAGAAAGAGAAAGCGTTGTGGCGTAGAAAGAATAGAATTGTAAAAGAAATAAATTACTTCAAGACAAAGAAGGAGGCACAAGAATATATTCAAAAACATGGTGAGGATAATTTTGGTAAAATCTTTGCTGATGGTAAAACTATGCAGTATGCAGTATGGTATTATAGAAAATATTAATATAAGTTAATGAGGGATAAAATAAAGGAATTAAACAGTAACTTTGAGGAATACGCACAAACATGCTTAAAGATTCGTACTAAAGTTGGTACAATAGAGCCATTTAAGCTAAATAAAGCTCAAAGATATTTACATAAAGAGCTTGAGAACCAAAAGAAACTTACAGGTAAAGTAAGGGCAATTATCTTAAAGGGAAGGCAACAAGGTTGCTCTACTTATGTAGCTGCTAGATTCTATCATCAAGTAACCCAAAAGTTTGGTACTAAAGTATTTATCATGACTCATAGGGACGATGCAACATCTAACTTATATAAGCTAGTTAATCGTTATCATGATAATGTGCCTGCATTTATTAGACCAAGTGTTGGTGTTTCTAATGCTAAAGAATTGTATTTTGATACTCTTGATTCTGGTTATGCTATTGGTACTGCTGGCGGTGGTACCGTTGGCCGTTCAGATACTATCCAAATGCTGCATGGTTCAGAGGTGGCTTTCTGGCAGAATACTGATGAGATACAAACTGGTATTATGCAAACTATACCCGATGCTAAGAATACTGAAATAATACTTGAAAGCACAGCAAATGGTATTGGCAACATGTATCATTCAATGTCCATGGCTGCAATGCATAGTCTTAATGAGTATAAACTTATATTTATTCCTTGGTTCTGGCAAGATGAATACAGGGCTGATTTACCTAAAGATTTCAAACCATCAGATGAAGAGTTACAATACCAAACTACTTATAAATTAAAGGATGAGCAAATCTATTGGCGTAGATTAAAGATAAATAACTTTGATAATGGCGAGTGGAAATTCAAGCAAGAATACCCTGCTACTGCTAATGAGGCTTTTCAAACATCTGCTGAAGATTCATTGATACAACCTGAGTTTGTGGCAAGGGCAAGAGTAGCAAACGATATTCAAAAAGGCGACCAATTGGTAATTGGTGTTGATCCTGCCTACAAAGGCAAAGATAAAACCGCTATTGTATTTAGAGACGGTAGAGTTCAATATAGACATGAATTGTTTCAGGGGCTTGATACTATGCAAGTTGTAGGACGGTTAGTGCAAATCATTAATTATTATAGACCTGAAAAGATGTTTATTGATATTGGCGGCATTGGTGCCGGTATCTATGATAGATTGAAAGAATTAGGTTATAGTAATGTTGCAATAGGTGTTAATTTCGGTCAAAAGGCTGATGAAACAGAAAGATATATCAATAAAAGGGCTGAGATGTGGGGTAGAATGAATGAGTGGATCAAAGGAGTTGTTAAAATAGAAGATAGTGATGAGATACACGCTGATTTAGTAGCTCCGCACTTCACGTTTGATAGTCAAGGACGATTAAAACTAGAATCAAAAGACGATATTAAGAAGAGATATTTAAAATCACCAGATCTTGGTGATGCTTTATGCTTGACATTTGCTTTTAACATACCTAATAAATTAATTAAAGAAAAATACGGTATGAATGCAACATATCAAGCTAACACAAACTGGGATTGCTTTTGATTGAACAAATAGACTTTGACAAAGATTATCAAGAATATAGCTCTATATTTGAACAATGGGATGGCTGGGCTGTTCCTGCTATGATAGTTTTACCAGATACTACTTTTTTATATAAGAAAGATCAAAAGATTGTTAGTGCTATTAGTTTGTATATGGCTCAAAGCGGTAGCTTCGCCATGATGGAATGGTTAGTTGTCAATAAGAAATTTAATTCTAAGAATAGAAATATTGCTATTAAATCAGTAATTCAACATGTTATAAATATTTGTAAGCAAAAAAATATTGCTTTTTTATTTACAAGCACCAATAATCAAGGATTAATTAACAGATTAGTAGATCAATTTGATTTTAAAGAATCTGATAAACAAATTACTAACCTTATTAAGGTAATATAATGGCAGTAGCAACTTCAACAATAATTGCAACAGCGGCAGTGGTAGGAGCAGCGGCGGCAACAACCTCAACTATCCAACAAAGAAATGCTGCAAAAAGTGCAGGAAGAAGGGCAAACTCTTTAGCTCAAGAAACAAGAAAGAGACAATCAGAACAAGAAGCTTTAATTGCTCAGAAAGAAAGACAACAAGCTCAACAAACAGGCGCAAGATTAAAAGCAAGTGCTGGCAAAAGGTCTGGCAAAAGAAGTTTAATATCTGGAAGTGAAACTGGCTTAAGGGAGGGCCTAGGTTAATAATTAATTAAATAAAGTATGTTAAATGTTATATGCCTTTGGACAGGTAATAAATATGCATTAGAGTATGTTGAAAAACTAAAGAATATGGTTAGTAATAACTTATCAATGGAACATAGGTTTATTTGTTTTACTGATAAGCCTTATAAATATAAAATAAAAGGCGTCGAATTCAAACCGGCTTTTGTTGCTATTGCTGATAGTTGGTGTAAATTAACATTATTTCACCCTAAATTAAAAGATATTGGTGTTGAAGGTGATGCATTATATCTTGATTTAGATGTTGTTGTTACTGGTAAACTTGATGGGTTAGTTAAAAAAGGTTTAAAGGTTGAAGAAAAAGAAGGCAAAGACATGGACGGTAAACCTAAAACTATTACTAGTAGATTCTTAACCACTATAAATGATTGGTGGCGTGAAGGTATTAACTCAAGTGTTATGTGTTGGAGAGTGGGGGAGTTTGACAAAATATTTAGTAGGTTTAAAACTAGCGATATGCGCCGTCTTAATGGGGATCAAGATTTAATTAATGAAATATTAGTTGATAGTCAAATCAAGCATTTTGGTGATATTGAGATTCAAAGCTACAAGGCTAATCACTTACAAAAAGGCCCTAAGAAAGAAACTAAGATTGTGGTATTTCATGGAGAACCAAAACCGCACAAACTAAAAGACTCTTGGATTCAAGAATATTGGAAATAATAAATGGCTTTTAATAAGAATAATTTTGCTGCTGCTGGCGCTCAATCATCTAGGGGATCGGCTGCACAGTTATTCACCTATATTAGCACAGACACAAGAGAGGTAATTAATGTAGACGGGTATTTTGACCCTGTAAGAACGATGCTTTCCAAGAATGATGTTTTAATTGTTATAGCTTCAGAAGGTTTTACTATTTATAAAATAGTATTAGTGCCTATTAATGGTAGGGTTACAACAGTAATTAGCTTTCAATCAGGGGACGTGGAGTCAATTGACGATCAAGTGGCTGCTCTTATCCAAGACGGCAGCGGTTTAACTTGGACTTATGATGATGGAGCTGGAACATTAACTCCAATAATAGATCATGGCGGAGTAGATGGTTTATCAGACGATGACCACACACAATACGCATTATTAACTGGTCGGTCTGGCGGCCAAACACTCATTGGCGGAACTGCAGCAAGTAACAATTTAACTTTCCAAACAACCTCAAATGCAACTAAAGGCTATTATGTTTTTGAGGATGGTAATGCTAAGTTTGGGGAAGAGGGGTTTATTAAAGGCACATTAAATGTTTACGGAGACGATCAATCTAATGGCGGTGAATTAGCGCTATATAATGGTGATGCTGAGGATGGGGCTACGGCATTTAGACTTAAAGTGTCCTCAGATAAGTTAGAAATAATTTATGATACAGATATAAACCCAGCATGGAGCATTTCTAATACTGGGGTTTTAACCACTAATAACACAATAAATGGTCGTGATATAGCTACGGACGGTACTAAGCTTGATGGGATTGAATCGGG